CCGACATTCAGTACTTTACAGCAGACGTAGCTTTCAAGTATACTGTGTATAATATTCTTGATAGTAATAATAATCCCCTATGAATTTGAATTTGGATGAACTTCAGGAAATGTGGCAAAGAGATTCTGTCATAGATCCCGATAATTTACACGATGAATCACTAAAAATACCACAGTTGCATTCTAAGTATTATACCTTATATAATACCATTACTCTTCTCCGTGAAAAGGCAAGAGAAACACATAACAGAGTTAGGTTGGAACGCTATAACTACTACACGGGAAAGGCAACAGCAGAGGTCTATGCCGAAGAACCATTTCCGTATAAGGTAAGAGAAAAGGACGCCATACAGAGGCATATGGACGCTGATGAGAGACTATCTAAGATTGATTTGAAGATTAGATATTATGATGTTATGCTTAAGTTTCTAGAAGAAGTCATTAAGATGATTACGAATAGAAATTACTCCATCAAGAACGCTATAGACTGGCACAAGTTCACGGCAGGGTATAACTAAATAAAAATAAAAAGAAAATGAGAACTTTTCAAGAATTTTTAGATATTTGTGAAGAATTAACTGGAGAAAGGAAGGAAAGAGCTGCTGCTATAGGATCGGACAAAAGAAGAACTGACGACAAAGGTATGAAGAAAAAAAGTCAAGCAAGGTGGTTAACTGGTAAAGGTGAGTCTGGACTTTTTAAAGATCATCCATCACAAGGATTTGGATCACACCCAGATCCCAAAAAAAGTAGAGCACCAAAAACTGCAATTGCCAATAACAGAAGAGGTCCAGGAGTTAAAAAAATAAACTCAAAAATGAATATTTGGAAAACCAATACTGAAAATGTTCCAGGTAAAGGAATGCCTCAAGTAGATACTTTACCCAGAGGTAAAGGAAGTAAAGCGGCAAGAAGGGCAGAAGCACTTAAAAATAAAGAAGCATAAATTAACCAAATAAATACTCATAACTGATACTTTATGAATGTCTCATTTGGTGATATCAAAGAAGAATGAGGTTTATCTCCACATTCAAGCAGAACCTCACATCTACTATGAGTTAAAAGATACTTTTCAATTTGAAGTTCCCAACGCAAAGTTTTCCCCAGCTTATAAAAATAAGTGGTGGGATGGATTCATTTATCTGTTCAGTATTGACACAAAAGAAATCTATGTTGGTCTTTTAGATCGCGTAATTCAATTCTGTAAGGACCACAATTACACTTACGAATTCACGAATAATAAGTTTTATGGTCTTCCTTTTGAGATAAATGAGAACATCTCAAAGGAAGGTGTAAAGGATTATATGACTGCAATTAGTAGACACGCCCCACGCGATTATCAAATTGAGGGAGTATACGACGCTTTAAGACATAATCGCAAATTGCTGATATCTCCAACTGCTTCTGGAAAGTCGTTGATGATATATTCGATTGTGAGATACTACGTTGAAAGAGGACAAAATACTCTGATAGTTGTTCCGACGACTTCCCTAGTAGAACAGATGTATAAAGATTTTGCGGATTATGGTTGGGATGTTGGTTCATTCTGCCACAAAATCTATGCCGGCAAAGAAAGGGAAACTGATTCTCAAGTGATTATTACTACTTGGCAGTCGATTTACAAACTTCCCAAACAGTATTTTTCCCGATTTAATGTTGTCGTAGGAGATGAGGCACACCAGTTTAAATCCAAGTCACTAATATCTATAATGACTAAACTTTGTGATGCCAAGTATCGGTTTGGATTTACCGGAACTCTGGATGGGTCACAAACACACAAGTGGGTTCTAGAAGGTTTATTCGGTCCTTCATATAAGATTATTAAGACTGATGAGTTGATGCAGAAGGGTCATCTGGCTAAGTTAGATATTAAAGTTTTACTACTGAAGCATCCTCCACACAGATTTGAAGTCTTTGAGGATGAGGTTCAATACATTATTAATCATCAAAAAAGAAACAAGTTTATTAAAAATCTAACACTTGATTTAAAAGGAAATACTCTAGTTCTTTTTGCCAGAGTCGAAGGGCACGGTCAACCAC